CCTCACTAGATTTTCTCCAGCCCGTGCTACGCTCAGATGCGTTTCGATAATGTTATCGGCGTTACCAAGGACGAGGTCCTTGGGATACCGGTGACGGAAGAACCATCAGTGCTAGAACGGGTACACATGTCGCTTACACGCATGGATTTATCATTCACTTCGGTTGATGCTATCGCGCTAAGTGAACATACCCGCCTACTTTGTGGTAGAACCCTATTCGGTTTAGTACCGATTCGGCGTCTCTTCTGCATTGCAGCAGCGAGTTGTTTATCTTACTTCGGTAACGACATCAAGTCGACATGATAAAACGGCTAACTAACACGGGGCACACCTGTGGACCTTAGTCCTCCAAGCGTGTTGCCGCATAGGCACCGACATGTCTAACCCTTGAGAGGTCGTCCCTTCTAGGCCGATCTCAAGATAGGGTTGTCCCTTGTATATCCTGAAGGGTTCAGGTTCGGCGTCTCTTCTACGGTTAAGTAGCGATTTCCCATGAAGGAATGTTTGTTTCTCCATTCCTCCTCTGGTTATCCTGCATCTCCCGACAAAGGGATTCTGGGCCGAGCTCATCGTATACAAGTTTTCCACAAAGTAGACACTGGTAGGGTACCAGTGGTTAAAAGGAATCCCGTCTTCGGTTTAATACCGATTCGGCGTCTCTTCTATCGTTTCCGATAGCGATTTGATTATCCTTTTCAGGAGACCCAAATAGGTGTTCTGTTATACGATATCCTTACAATGTAGGGTGATCGTCTAGCAGGATCCGTGCACCACTAAGGTTGCCAAGTTAGGGGGTCTACCCTTACCTTTCGTCGTTCCCTGTCTTGAGACTTTCTCTTACGACAGTTCGGCGTCCGGCCCCTCCGGTACTTGTCCTACCTAGCTGATCCATTTTATTGGAGCTAGAAATAGGCCAGTAATCCGGCGAGTTGCAGGCTTTCTACACGCTCCCTTTCAGGAGTCGCTGTATCCTAAGCCAGCATCTTAGTGATGCATTTCACCTACCTTTCGAGGTAACTACAGAGTTTGTATAAAGTACTCAAACCCTGGATTCGGATCGCCCTTCGGGGCCGATCTCAAGAGACAGGATGCTACGGCTTACACTGTAGCTCTAAAGATTCCTGAATAAGCTCTCCATCTTCTTACATCGTTACCCAATCCGGGTCGAGCTTTCACTCGTAGCCGGACTGAGAGCGATTTAGGAAGCGGAAGAACTCCAAGTTTCGTCTCGATTACATCGAGACTAGCCCAAAGTTCTTCTAAACCGACCCAGCTTAGGTCGGTCACGGAGAGTTCATTCATTTTGGTAAGCAGGTCCCGGTGTTCTATAGCCACATCAAGGAAAGCCTCCCGGTAAACGGTCTCATTTATGGAGTCAATAACATGCCTTGGCGTGTCATGTGACATCCCTAGATGGGTCGCCGTTTGCCGTGGAAGGGATAGACCCCGATCTGGTAAGACTTCAATCGGTCGCTCCTGTACGATCTCGACTTCCGGAACTGGTGGTGCTAGGTAAACCGTCGTTTCTACGACAGTTTCCTTGGCATCGCTCAGATCCAGACCATCGAGTCTTCCTGCGCGCAACATACATCCGGCCCATTTGTCGAATTCATATTGAGTGTCATATGTACTTATCCATTCAGGTTGAACGGTTAAGCGCAAATGATCTCTCCACATCTTCACAAGTGTTCCCTCAGTAGGTTGTAGCGAGGTTGTCACTATAGCTTCACATGCCGATGGCACGTTATCTGTAGTGGACGTACTCACCGTTACCGACTGTTGTCGAATCAAACCGAGATCATCGTTGTACCAAGGGTAGTTGTCCGGGTTGGCAATTGTCAACCGTTGAACGCCTTGATTCTCCGATTGGTCTCCGTCCCTCTTGATGGTGCCATAGTGTTCACGATCACGATACACGGTTGCTAGCGTCTTAGCAAGGTCTACTAAACCTTGCAGAGAAGCTAACCGTTCAAGAATTCTCGATTTCTCGAGTTCAAGAACCCGTGTACAGAGTTCGTGAACCCTGGTATCCGCAGATCGAAAGATCGATGATAATGACTTCATCGTCATCCATGTCTTAAGATCAACGAAACCAGGGCCATTAGGACCATAATAGGCAACAACGTAGTTCTGGAGCCGTTTCGACAAGGTTGTTAATCTTGAAGAAACGCGACCCTTAGACTTGTACCCAAAACCTAAAGCAGACAGTAGTCCGCCGAGAGATAATGAGTACTTTCGACAGAGTTCAAGGCACGCCATCAGGTTCTGACGGCATACGATGAATTCTGCGAATGGAATCATTGAAACGTCCTTTCCTTTATAGAAAGTTCGTTTCGCAAACTCCAGCGCTCGTCCTGCACGGGAGATAAGGGATTTATGATCGCCAACTCCTACGTCTAGTCGACGCATGAGCTCGCGATATTCCTTGGCTACGTTGGTGCCCCCTATTACTACGTCATCTCCTAAGATGGCGTAATGAGAATACCAAGAACCAATGGGAATCACCCCCGCTCGAACAGCGGCCCATTGAACTATTGAATGGTGGATTAGTGCAAGCATGGCCCAGGAAGACAGGGCTCCCATCGGCTGACCGGCAGCATAATGCACGCCACCTGTTTCAGAGAGCAGCTGTTTAGGCTGCCCTTTGAATTTGATGGACTTACCGCAGACATACTCCCGGCCAACCAATAGGTTCCCCCAAGTCTCTGCCCCCAAATGGTTAAGATGGGGGATAAGAGAATCTTCTGGAACACAAGCGGGATACGATCAGTCGCCGAAGATAGATCGAACGAATAAAGCGGACCGATAAAGGTCTTATTTAAACGCTCAATAGGTCTAAGTTGATCGAAAGTACCATCTTGTGGGATCCGCTTCAATAATTTGAATATCGCCTCATGAAGAGGAGATAACAACCATTGAGTCAACGGATCCACCATGGCAAACACGCGGACCTTCCCTGCAGGTTCTTGTTTGAACCCTAGTTTACCGAGTTGTTCCTTTGGTTCAAAAGGGGCAGTTGGGGAATTGGGCGAAATCCCAATGCCCTCTTCCCAACCAAGGCTCGCCTCTTTCCAGAGATCGATACGGTTAAGTAGCCAGTGATTGTCAGTCATCTTACACCACGCATCTAAGCATGGATAAAGAGAGGACCTAGACCACACGGCTGCTGCCGCAGCGATCCCTAGAGGAGAAGTTGATAATACCCCACCCGGGGTATTACCAGCTGTAATCTGAGGACCAGACTTTGAAATCAGGAAAGGAACCGCCCTAAGTGTCTTCATAAACTCCAACGGACCGAAGTCAGTCTGAGTAGAGATCTCAGTGATTCCCCCTATTACAGGGAAGTTCGCCTTGATAGCTACCCAGAAAGAGTTGACGCAAAAGTTGCTAAACTCTGGCATCAGATCCGTCTCATATTTCGAAGGGTCCGTGATCGTGTTTAACTTTACGAACCATGGGCAAGCCAAAATTCGGTATAACCCGAAGAAGGTCGCCCACAGTTTTATATGGAAAACCGATCCCCTACCAATCGCGATACGATGGAGCATAGGAATACACCGAGGGAGTCCACCCCCTTTTGTTCGCCGGAGCCGACATCCAAGAGGGCTCATATCACTGAGTCTCTGTCCACCTATCGATTGCTGAAGAAGAGTTGAACACGCCTTAAGGTAGATTACCAGAAAGCGCATTCCGCCCTTCCGCTGCAGTCGGTGGCAGGTAGAGAGAAAAGTGATAACCACTTTAACCACTGATAAGTTTACCTTCCGTCCCATTAGCGGTACCA